AATGGCACAAGATCCAGAAAGATTATCACAGATGGCGGAAGGTTTTAAAATATTAGGTGGGGCAATAAAAGGTTTTGCAAAGTCTGCATATGGTCTATTACCAGCTGTTGGTATACTCACCGCCCTCAGTGCTATACCATTCGCGGGTAAATTAATTGATCTTGCGATCGCTAAAACTGAATCCTTGAATGTAACAGGCGGGGCACGTGAGAATATTATATCAGCATCCAATGCCAATGCTGAATTAAGGGATGAAATAGCTACAGCTGGTTCTATCACTGCAGTGAATGCTATAACTTCTACAAATGTAAATAACACTAGTCAAAATATGTTTATCAAACCACAGGTTCGCGATACAGGATTGATGGCATCCAGAGGACAAACAACCGTCCATTCCATGGCATAAAAAAAGACCCCTTTCGGGGCCCTAGTTCTTTTATAGCGGTTGACTTAAAATTCTAACCGTTCTTTTCACTTTTCGTTTTATGCGTACCAGTTTTACCACCTCTCTTTCTACGACTGCGACCTTGCTCACCTATCTTAATATCACGGCGACCTCTACGACTACGAACTGATTTAGACAACTTATCAAAATTCTCATCACCTATGGTCTTTCTTAAATTAGTTGCAAATTCTTCTGCAATTTCCTTACGGTCTTTAGTCTGGTGTTCCTGATTAATATCATGCAATGCCCTACTATAAACATCCTTTGCACGAATTAAAGTCTCATTATCCAATTCCAACATAAAAGTTGTATTGAACCAGAACTGTCGATACCGTTCCAATGCACTCCATTGTCGTAACATATCACGACCCCTATCAAACCGTTCTTTACGATCATGTGATCGTCTACGATCTTGACGTTCCGCTTCTACTATGTTCACAGTACCAGCAGTCAACATACCAATCATTAATGCAATTCCAACTCCAACTGTTATACTTCGCGTTTTCATTCATTTCTCCTTAAACAAAATTTACCTCTACTATATTAGACAAGTGAAACTCAATTTTGTTCGTTTTATTTTTTTAAAAATGGGGGATTTCTCCCCCAAATAATTTACTGCTCTTCAGCTAACTTCTGAAAATAGGATAAAGTATCTCCTTCTTCAGTAGTACTGACTTCATCACCAGAAATTGAATCCGGCTCTGTAACTTTAGCAGTTGTTTCAAACTTACTAACTTGAAGTTCTAAATTTGGATCATCAGTCAAACCAAGAACACGATTGAACTTAGTTTTAAGCTCATCATAAGTTTTAAAATTATCAGCTGAAGTAAATTCACTCAATTGATATTGGGCATTCCAAATCGTTTCCAACTCTTTATCATTCCCACCAAGAAATTCTGATGGCGTATCAAATTCAGACTTGTCATAATTAACAAACCCTTCCACCATACGAATTTTCATTTTAAAATCTGCACCAAGCCAAAAGTCAAATGGATTGACTGGCTCTTCATCTTGAAAATCTGGAGTCATAAGATCATTAATCTTATCAAAGATTTTCTTACCATAGCGAAGAATTCTAATCTGACCTTCATTCTCTGGATTAGCTGGATCTTTAATAACATATATGTTGGAATAATAATTAAGGCGACGCTTTTGCTTACGAGCCTGTTCCTTACCTGCTTCAGTTCCATTATTCCAAAGTGCAGTATTGTATTCGGAAACTGGATCTTTTTGAGTCAACGTGGTAAGTGAGTTCTCAATGTACCAACCACCTGGCCCTTGAAAACCATGATTCCATACTCGCACCCAAGGCACGTCTTCGCCTTCAGCTGTTGGTAGGAAGCGAATAACCGCATAGCCGTTACCAGATTTATCTCGCTCACATTTCCATAAACGTTCATCTTCAAAGCTAGTCTGTACGGTTTGGGTCTTTTCTAATTCGGAAGTTAGGTTGGTTAAAGTTTCTTGTCGGTCACGCTTAAGCGCAGCAAATGAATTTGCCATTTGTGTATCTCCTTATATTTTGAATATTCGTCTTATTCACTTTAAATTAATAACTATATTATACCATATAAATCTTCATTTGTCAAGGCTAAAATAACCTTTTCTTCAAAAGATTTTTATATTTATTTACATCTACATTCAACAACCTTGAATAATTACTACAACGCATTTTCCATCTCGGCCATATTATATCATCATCAATCTTTTTATCAATGTGTTCAACAAAGCTCAGAACACTATCCAATATAATAAAAGTCTCAACTGAGATATCACTATGATAAAGTGCCAGTACAACGATGGGATCATTACCATCTTCTACCTTAAACAAGTCATCAAAGCTTTCAACACGTTCCAATAATACATCAAGCTCTTTCTCGAAATTATATGTCATACTCTGGATTCTTTTTTTCCAACCAACAAAGGTATCTTTTGCATCTTCACTATACAAATCATTGAACTGTGAATCAGATACAAAATGAGAAATAAACAATCCTTTTAATTCATGAGTATTATATACTCGAGCAATCCTATCAAAAAAATGAGAATCTTGACGTTTACCATAAGCCGATTCAGTATATCTAACCCTTCCATCATTTGTGGGTAAATCATACTTCTCACTGGTGAAATGTAACTTAAACCCTAAATAGATTTTATATGCATCATATCCTGTCATATAGGTAACTCTACAAAGCCAGGTAAGAAATGTAACTTCCTAGCCTCTACTTCTAATTTCTCCTTTAATGGTTTACTTATCAATTTGGGTACAATATCCATTTCAATCTCATGGTCATTTGCATATTCTATTATAGCATCAAGATACCCAATATCACTTTCCCTAGCCATATCTTCAACGGCCAGAGAAAATGTTTTGGGTGTATGTGCATTAGTTAATTCTAAAAATTCTTCTTCAGTTATACCGCCCATTACTCATCCTTAATGATTTTGTAAAAGTTGAAATATAGTTTGTGACAAAGACTGTGCCTGTGCCATCATTGCTAAAGCGGTCTGCTGCTTAATTTGATTTATAGACATATCAGTAATTTCTCTAGCCTCATCCAATGCAGTCAAACTATTTCGATTGTTTTCCGTTTGCAAGACCATACTTTCCAAGTTGGATATAGTAAAATCAAACCTACGGATAGTTGCACCAATTCGTGCTTGGTGTTCAATCAATTGTTCAAGTGCAGCGTCTAACGTTTCAACTGCATCAAGTGATTTTGATGTATCATCAATTGAGCTATCAGAAACAGCAAATAACGTAGGAGTTCCATTGACCTGTTTAGTGTTTCCTAAGACATCTGCAGATGCATCACCCAATGATATACTAATTCTTTGATCGGGATCGTCATTAATTCCAATTGCAACTATCTTATTAGTAAAATCACCCCCCAACAATTCAATACCATTGTATTTGGTTGTAGAAACTACAAACTCAGCTTCTTCTAATAGTTGATCATATTCAGCAGAAAGGATCACTCGTTCTTCATTTGTCATAGTATCATTTGTAGACTCAACGCCAATTTCCCTCAGACGTTCAACAATCGTCCTGATTGAAGCCATCCCAGTATCAGCAGTAATAAGTAAATCTTGTGAATTCTTGACATTTCGATTTGCTTGTTCCAATGCAACTATCTTATTGGTCATTCGGACGACACTTGCCGATGCAACACTATCATCAGAAAATTTCGGGATTCGTGAACCACTAGAAATCTTCTCTACGTTCTTCTCAATATCATCTGTTGCTCTTTTGTAGTTATCGTATGCGTTGAGCATCGCACGCTGTAAACCTTGTATCATTTGCTACTCCTATAAAAAAAGTGTATACTTATATATCGGTACATTTCAGAAAAACTTTAGGACTTTTTTTCAAAATCTTCACAATTATATGTATTTCTATCTGGTATGGTAAACAATTTCCCACCCTCACTACGCTTCCCCTTGATACACTTCGCATTATATTTCCACTCACCATCAATATACTCATGCACATGAGGTATTATATTCTTACAATTCACACAAACTTCTTTTTCATCTTCTATCATTTAATACTCCATATTGGCAATTCAATAAACCATATCTTCACCCTTTGCCATGTCGTCATAGCTCTTACTTCTTCTTCCTTATCTACAAATTCCCATTTTATAGGAGGGCCCTTAACGCCTTTAAAAACTTTCTTCCTTTCAAACTGCTGACTTTTGGGTTTACTTCTATAATGCTTTGAATTCATTCTTCTCTCCGTTTGATTTGTGGGGATACATTATCCATAGGTGGCATCCCCAACACCTTATAAGGATATTCTGTTGACAGGGCTCCTATTAACCCCCGGCAAAGCACATACGCTATGGGGTATTAACCCGTCGCCTTAGGCGGCCATAGGTAATTGGTTATATTCTCCAATTAGGTTTTTGCAACTTCTGAGATGTTGCCTCTCTAAGTGATCTACTCTCCGCCATCGTCATACCTGTCGAGTACCAGTTTCACCCCCATAATGGTGGAGGTGGCGGGAGTCGAACCCGCGTCCAGTGT